AACAGGGGGGGTACAGAAATCGAAGACGCCGGAGTATTCCAAGAATCCTTTGAATGTTACGAAACTTATATCTTAGATGGTAAAGGCAATCTTTTAGGTGTTCCGCTCCGTCGTGGTGTTTCAGATTCTTCCTTTATCGATCAAATCAGTTTTTCATTTCATGAGCGTACATTTTTTGACAAGTACGGCACAAGAATTAGTCTTTTAGAAGATGAAGACTTTGTAAAAGCAGCATCAATGCTGATGTATGAAATTATGGGCTTCGGAATCTACAAAGAATCAAAAGGTTCGGGCGGTCGTTTTTATGAAAGATGCTGGCTGATGGGTGATGAAGATGTACTTTATGGCCGCGTCCATTTCGGCGGACAAAATCAAACAATGCTTGTAGAGCTTACCGCAACAGGCTGTACAGCGGCAAAAAACGGCTGGGAATCTAGACTTTATGAGTTTTTGGCTCAAGCGGTACGGCCAAAAATTACACGCGTAGATATTGCAAAAGACTTTTTTAACGGCGAATACAGCCCAAACCAAGCAAGAGAGGACCGAAACAAAGGTCTTTTCACCTGCCATCACGTCAAACCGAAAGGCGAATGTATCGGCTCAGACTGGGAAGAAGAAGACGAAGAAAAAATGACGAAGGGCAAAACCTACGGGATAGGCTCTCGAGAGTCCTCAAAATATGTCCGCGTTTATGAAAAAGGTAAACAACTGGGCGACAAGTCCAGTGTTTGGACACGCTTTGAAATTGAGTTTAAGTCAAAGGATATTGTGATTCCCTTCGAAGTCTTGCAAAACCCAGGTCTTTATTTTGGCGGAGCGTATCCGATCTGCGAAAAATTTGCCAATCACGCAAGCCGTATTCAGGCGGTTGAAAAAAATAAGGTCATTTCCGCTGACAGATATGTCGAATGGGTTAAGAAACAATTTGGAAGAGCAGCCAACGGATTGAAGGCGATTTTTCCTGATCTTAAAAAAGATGAACTTTTTGAATTGATCGAACCCGACCACCAAAAATTACCAAAATCATTAAGTCTAAATAATTTTGATTGCAAACTGTCCGAAATGCTCTTTATTCATAGTGAAAAGTTGCAAGAGAATAAAGAAAAAGCAGATCCATATTTTATGTATGAATATTATCAAAATATGGAAAAACAGCTTGAAAAACAAAAATATGAAGTCAATGAAGAATCGTATTTAAATCATATGTATTCGGAACATGCAAAACTGCCGATGTCATGGGCTTATTAGTCTCTGCCCGAAAAGAGGCTTAAAAAAAGGAAAAAAAGATGATTTTTACAATGCAAGGCCAAATCGTTGGCGTTAAAAAATTTAGCGGACAAATTGAGGGCAAAGCCTTTGATTACTGCCGTCTGATCGTAGCAACTCCTTTAGACAGCACCCAAGGCAACGCTTTGGGAAGCTCAGCCACGGAGTACGACTTTGGCACAAGCGCAAATTTTGAACAATTTAAAACAGCACAATTTCCGATCGATGCAAATCTGAATGTAGAAATTGTGACAACCGGCAAAACTCAAAAACTGAAAGTTCACGGTTTCCAACCGATTAAGAAAGGTTGATTTATGCAAAAAGTCTATGTTGTTCAATCCGTATCAACAGGGGACTTTTTGTATCTGTCCCCTGAAACAGGGGATATAGGCCATACAAAACTAATAAACAACGCGGGTTTATTTGTCGATTTTGAAGAAGCCGTAAAAGCAGGTATTGAAGAAATCGGCAATCAATATGAATTTGTCGTTTTTGGATTTTTGAAAGATTGAAATTCGGTTTAAGACGGTGGCCGAAATTCAAAAAATCAATACACCGTCCTTACATTAAAGGAAAAATCATGAACATGATTAAAAAAGCATTGGTAGCCGCATCTGTGGCCGTTATGTCCGCTCCTGTATTGGCGGAAGATCTGCTGTCAACAGCATCAACCGAAATCGGCGCACTGAAAACAGGTATTGTCGCATTCGGTGTCGTTGTTGTAGGTATTGCGATTGCCATCGTGTCAATTGGTCTGGTTAAACGCGTGATCAATAAAGCATAAGGTTTGATATGGGATATCGAGTAGGCCAAATCTGTTATGAAAAGCAGATAGAAGCTCAAAATCATGTGATGTCCCAAGTCATACCGACAATCGATAAAGACGGGGTGTTGAATCACCCTGTTTTTATTGGTTCGGCATGGGAATATCACGGCAATCAAGTAAAACTTAACTTTCCGCAGTGCAATAATCAAGATTTTTATGATCAGGGTAGAGAGTTGGGACAGTCTATGTTACTTGCTTTTATAGGTTTATTTATTGTCGTAGTCTGCCTAAAAGTCGTAAAACTGGCAAATATGCAAAATGATGAATAAAAGGGAAAAGGAAAAATGAATGATACCAGAAGTTTATTTTATTCTCGGCGTTTCGCCCTACGCAGTCGCCTGCTTGTGCTTGTATGTTTTAGCGCGCAAGTTTTAAATCCGTTAACAGCTTTTGCAGAGGTCGGTCTTCCTCCGCCGGCACAACATCAAAACGCAGGTTTCCCATCCGATCAAGCCTTGCAACGTCGTGGCTACGATCCAAAAACAGGCGTTTGGAAGGTTGATGTACAAAACAACGGCAAACCGACAATTACCAAAAACGGAAATGATTTTAGTGGTAGCCAAGGCAAAAATGTAACGGTTACAGGCCGATATGGCGAAACTGGCACGATGAACACGACTGTTAATCAAAGAGTTGGTACAGGTAGGCTTCAAACTGCTGCAAATACAGTAATTGTTGCAAATGCTGTAAATAATTCATATACAAAAAGTTATGCAGCAGAAGCAGCAAAGGCATTTAAGAATGGCGATTATTTACAAGCTGCTCATAATTCAATAATGACGTTAGGCGCCACCTTAGATGGTATTTTAGGCGGAGCAATAAGAGATATAGCTACAGGTATTGGCAATGGATTAAAACAACCTCAACAGTATGAACAAGCCCAACGCCAAGCAGAAGCCGAAGGCAACTACCAAAAAGCAGTAGCACAAGCAGCAGCTAAAAAAGCAGCAGAAGCAGCACAAAAAGCTAAAGCACAGCAAGAAAAAAAAGAAAATTTAGAAAAACAAGAAAAATCTGGAAAAAATGTTGTACTCGTAAGGTTTCGCGAATGGGGTGGGGGCGAAGCCGAAAGTGTTGAGTGGAAAAGCTATGAAACATCTTTTGGTGTTGGTAGATCTGATTATGGAAATTATCATTTATACGACATGAAAAATTCTAGTATTTCTATTAAATATTCAAATGATTTAACAATTACATATAGTCCAAAATTTTCGGGTAAATATGGTCGGTTTTTAAGTATCAGTACTTATCCCAATAGTGAATTAAACCGTCAAAATATTATAAATAATAATGATTCAGTTGATATTAATGACTTCATGCTGACACAAAAAGAAATGTTAGACATTCTTAAGCGTATGCTTGAAAACAATCAGACAAACCATGCCGAGTTGATGAACCAACTGGCAAAAATGGGCGTTATGAATCAATCTGCCGAGCCAAGTACATTTAGTCCCGACACCGCACTTAGTGCGCCATATACACCTGAAGGCAGCAGCACTCCCCAACAGACAAGGTTTAGGATGAATCAAGACGGCACTGTAGGCGTTGATTATGTACCGCGTCCAGATTTAAAGCCAAACAGCCCTGAAGCGCCGAATAAGCCCGAAAAGACAACACCAAGCAGACAGGAGAGTCCAGACACGCCAAACGCACCAAATAGCCCTAATTCTCCTAATACACCAAATGAGCCGAACAGTCCGAATAGTCCTAACAATCAACAAACGCCAAGACAGCAAGAAAATGGCCTTTGTTCGCTGTTTCCGAACATCGCAGCGTGTGCAGATATGGGAAATGCAGAAGAAAAAGATCTAAACATTCCGCAAAACGATCAAGATATAGGCACTCTGAAACCGTTGGAACACTTTCAGACGGACGGTGTTTGTCCAAAGCCACAATCATTTGATTTTGGATTGTTTGGCCGATTTGAAATGGGTTATGACACAATTTGCGACATTGCCCGAAAAATCAGGCCAATTTTGATTTTAATATGCATGATAAGTTGTAGCTGGGCGGCATGGTCGGCAGTCAAGGAGTTGTAATATGTGGAGCAAATTATTAACTGCAGTATTGACAACCGTAGCAGGAAAAATCATGGCCGCGTTTGGTCTGTCGTTTGTAACTTATGTAGGGGCAAACGAACTGCAACAACAGTTATTAAGCTATGTAACAAATCAAATAGGCGGTATATCTGATGATGCCTTACAAATACTTTATATAACAGGCATGGGAGTGTGTCTTAATTGGATATTTGGCACTTTCGCATTTATTGCATCGCTTAAATCGTTTGCCAAACTCTCGGCTGTTATGTCAAAAAAATAAAACAGATAATTAAAAAGGAGATAAAAAATGTTGTATCTGATAACAGGCGTACCTGGTTCGGGCAAAACATTAAAAATGATCTCGGACTTGATGACAAGAGACGATTTAAAAAATCGTCCGCTTTACCTTGACGGAATTCCCGAAGTTGACGGCCAAATCATCCCAAATCTGCCGATCCCTGAAGGCGAAACAATGCAGACGTGGCACAAATGGGCACCTACTGGCGCGATTCTCGTGATTGATGAGTGTCAACGCGTATTTCGTCCACGCCCAAGCGGTTCAAAAGTCCCCG